CCTGTCATTGGGGTTTGACCATCAGCCGCTACTGAGCCAGTTAAGGCTGTAGCAATGTCAGTCATAGTGCCATTAGCCCAAACCGTAGAAATGGTTGAGCCTGGTACTACAGGGTTTGTATTGGGGAGTGTATAGACTCCGCTACCGTTTCTACTCATTATTTATTCTCCGATGTACCGCCAAGGCGTTGCATTAATAACATTTTAGCTAATTGTTGTGCTTCATCATACGATGGAAGTGCGTTTTTTACGCCTTGCGGAATAAACTGACGACCTTCTTGCTGAACCAAGCGGTTTTGCATAGGGCTAGATAAAACCAATTTTCTAGCTGCTGGGCGAGCCAATAAAGTGGCTAAACTTGTTAATCCTGCGGTTGTTTTATCTTCGCCACCCAATAATGCGCCACCACCAGTTAATGTTGCATAACCCACATCTAAAGGACTAAAAGGTAATGCGCCACCTATTTGTTCTGGCGTTTTTGCAACTTTAGGAAATGCTTGAGCAAAACTAGCAATATCTTTTAATTCGCCACTCATAGGTTTACCAGATTGCAAACGAGAAGCTAATTTTGTTGCATCTACTGAACCAGTAGTTTTGTTCATTGCTTTTTCAACTTCATAAGTTTTGGCAATAAGCGTTCTAGCTTCTCTAAATTTATCAAGCAAATCTGTTTGTTTGGTATTTGCTAAATGATTTTCAATAGTGTTTTCAAGCACTTTGCTTGCATCTTTATTGGCTTTTGCAAGCGCAGAATCACCTTGTCTAAATGCAACATCAGCGTTATTTCTTAAAATATTAATTTTAGAAACCGCAGAATTTACATCAAAATTAGGTCTTTTTAAAGAATCAATAATTTGAATAATTGGATTTCTTGCTTCATCAGGAAAGTCTTTTGCGGCTTGAACAGCGTCTTTATAAGGTTTAATGCTGTCCAAAGCCTCAATAAATTTAGGGCTAGTTTTTACTGTTCCTGAAAGTTTTAAATTTTCATACGCTTGACCTGCTGTATCTCGCACAGATTTAATTAAATCATTGCTTAAAATAGCATTTTCTGACAATCCTAAAGATTCTTTTGCTAATTTATTAGTAATTTCTTGGTTTTTAACGCTAGCTGCTTGTGCTGTAGATAATTTACCAGCAACACCTTCTAATGCTTGAGTTAAAAAACCTCCTCCAGCTTGTGTAGGAGGCATTTTGTAACCTAATTCAGATGCATTTTCAATAGCTTGCGCCATTTGTGGTGTTTGTTTTGCCCCACGCAATGCACCAGCAATTTTTGAACCAATAGCGCCAACTACAGGAATACCGCCACCCAATACAGTTTGAGTCAAAAGGTCTTTATTTTTGGCATTTCTGTATTCATCTGTAGATAATCCAACTTGTTCAGGTGTAGCTAAAGAAGATGCTGCACCAGTTAGGATGCCTTGACCAACATTTTTTATTGCATTGCCATAACTAGGAATACTGCCTATTGCTTCCATTGCAGGAGCAATTTTAGAGCCTACTTGTTCTAAAAAAGTAGGATTTCCAATTTTCATAGGCGACATAACAAAAGGAGCAGCTTGACCAACCATGCTTGCGCCTTTAAGCAAATTAGGTGAACCTGATTGTTGCTGTGTGCCTGTTTCAATTTGATTTATGGCATTTAAAAATTCTTCAGGCTTTGAAAGATTGCCTAATTGTGACTCACCACCAAAATAACGATTAACTGTTTGAGCTAAACCGCCAGCATTTTTAGCTACTCCAGTTGCCATATTAATAGGCAAAGCAGCAGCAGTTGTCATCGCTTTGCGAGCGTAATCTGTTCCACCTGTAGGAGCAGAACCATAAGATGATGTGTTTAATGGAATACCATTAGCGTCATACTGTATATCTTCAGCAGACTGAGTATACATATTTCCTTGCTCAGGCTGTGCTTGCGCTGGCCTATCCCAAGGATTGCCGCCAGCCGAAGGTTTGTCCCAAGGATTAGCCATTACTTAACCTTTTCCCAATTGTTTTGGTCATATTGGTCGCCACCTTTAAATTTGTAACCCTGACGAATTTCGCCAATTTTAGGAGCGCCAGAAGCAGCAATTTCACCTTTTTGTTCTTTTGGTTTTTGTCCAAAACGACCTTCTTCTGCGTAATCTGTGTCAAATCCAAAACGACCTTCAGAGCGCTTTAAGAAACGGTTTGTAGTTTTAGAAGCTCTTTCAACCCAATTTTGCATAACTTCAGGAGGAGCTTCATAACCAGGAAAATCTTTAATCATTTGCGCCATTTCTTTATCAGAAGAAGCGCCTTTTAATCTAGACAGGTTGTTTAAAGTGTTATTAATGCCAATATTATTTACTTTAGTTTGAGCGTCTAAAGTTTTTGTTGGGGCAGCCATTCTTCCAACTTTAGAAGTTGTGTAATCAGTTAATGAGCCATAAGCATTGTTAATATCATCGCCAGACAATTGATTTAATTTGTAAGCTAAATCAGTTGCTGTGTCATGTTCGGCACGAGCTTCATCAACAGCTTTTGAAGAATAAACAGTACCAGTTGGCGCACGATAACGGCCCATTTTGTCGTATGTACCAATACGAACGCCATTATTGTTAATATTAGAACCCATTACACCAGAGCCATTACCTCCTTCTCCTGCCAATGGGCGATTAGGAGCTGCAAATATTTTTTTGCCTTTTTCATCGACTAATACAGCACCAGGGGCAAGCACATGCTGTTTAGGAGCTTCAAAGTCTTTTTCAAGCAATTTAGCAGCTAAAGCCTTAGATGTAGGGCCACCTTCAGGGGCTAGTAATGTAGCCAAAGCAAGATTACGGTCAGGTTTTTGAGCAGGCTGAACAAGAATGTTGCCACCAGTAGGTGTAGGGCCTTGTTGGACAAACTCAGGAGTGCCGTAAAATTGATTTAAACCTGTTTGTAAATTGGCATTTTGCTCGGCTTGTTGTTTTTGCAAAATATCTTGTTCTTTTTGAGCAGCTTCTCTGCCCATTGATTTTCCAGCATAAATATTTAACATATTAGCCAAACCCTGCAAAGGACTAGCGCCAACATAACGACCTGAAACCATTTGACCTTTTAAGTTTTGTTCCATGCCATGCTCAAGCAATGCCTTAGCAAGAGCTTTTTGCTCCGCTAATCCAATAATTTCTGGGTTTGTATAATCAGCCATTTTTATTCCTTAAACTGGATTCTCGTATGGATTATTTGTTGGGTTTTGCATTACGCTACTTTGGTTTAAATTGCCATAAGTAGGGTCATAAACAATATTGCCTTTTTCATCCAACATTTGACCTAATCCAGGTTTTTGTTGCGCTCTTAAAGCATCAGCCAAAGACTGTAATGGAGAATTTTGTTTTCCTGTTAAGGCTTGTTGTCCTAATGCCTTCATTCCATTCATATTTTGCTGATATAAGCCACGCTGACCGCTAATATCTTGCATGCCAGGGTTTTGACCACTTACATCTAACATTTGTAAATATTGAGCAACATTATCCATTTTTTAACCCCATTTATTAATGCCAGCACCACCAAGGCTAAATAAACCACTCATTGTGGCATTTGCTCTAGCGTTTGCAGCGTTAGCATTAGCTTGGTCGTTTTGGTTAGCAAGACCCATAGCGCCTAAAATATCAGCACCAGCAGTTGTTTGTTGTTGAGCAGGATTAACATAACTAGGCGAAACAAAGCCTTTTACATTGGAAGCATAGTTAAATGGCGCATTTAAGTTAGTGTTATATGTGCCTTGTTGTTGAGCATATTGTTGTGAGTTTGCAGTTAAACCAGTATTTGTACCTTGAATTACAGCGCTTGTAAGCAAATCATTTTGTTGTTGGTCAAATGCTCGTTTAGCATTTGTATAAGCCTCAGAACCTACTGGAATACCCTGATTAGCCATTGTTGCGTCAAATTGTTTAGTTTGCATTGCAATTTGTGGCTGCAATCTACGCATGATTGAATCAGTCATTGATTCGCCAGGATTAATACCAATAGAAGGTAATCCTGTAGGATTAAATTGATTGAAATTAAATCCGCTTACAGCAGCTTTTGATTTGTCTACAGCGCCTTGCAGGTCTGGAGCAATAGATTGTGTTGCAGTCCAAGTAGGATTTCCAAACTGGTCTTTGCCAGTTTCTGCATAATTTAAAGAACCATAAGGAGTTACTTGGTTTACACGATTGGCAGCGGTTGCAGCACGAGCAGCGGCAAGATTATTAGCAGCAGTTTGATTGGCTGCTCCTGTATAGTCTGGTGTCGCAACTGTTTGAGGCGCACCAAATAATGTGTCCGTAATTGGACTTAAAATACCTCCACCACCACCCATGTCAATCTCCTTTTAAAGGCGCTTTAATGTCGAGCCAACGACAATTTTCACGCCTCATAGCTAATATCACCAAATCACCATCTAAATGGGCATCTTCGATATACGCTTTATCAACAAAACCAAGGTGTCGGTCTAACTTCAATGCTTCCTCATTTGTGGAAGCTACTGCCGCTAGTATAACCTTAACTTTCAATGAGTTAAAGGGATAATCAAACGCTGCCCATAATAAATCTTTACTAATCCAATTTGGCGCTATGGAAGCTACATGCATACAGCAAGATTTTTCTTGAAAATTGGTATAAGCAATAACTGCACCAATTTCACCATCAATTTCCTGCCCTATACACATGGTTTCTTTGCCAAATTGTGTACCTAAAACACCTGTAATCCAACTTCTTAAATAGTCTTGGTTTTCAGTAGTTACTTTACGCAATTAAACTACTCCACCTTTTTCCATTACATAATCAGTAGAAGTCCATTTAAAATCAATACCTTGCGAAGCCACAGAAAGGTTAATAGACGCTGAAAAACCTAGTCCTGTAACGCCTGTCCATGCTTTTGTGACAATATCGCCAGCACTCCATAAAGCATCATCCCAAACAGATGTATTCCAAATACCACTAACTGTGGAGGCAGGGTTAAATGTCAAATTTCCAAAGTCTGTTTGTGGCTGAAAATCGGTGCTGATATTGACTGCGGTGGTCGGCAATCCATTGTTAGACTGAAATATAGGCCTTACCAAAGTAAAGCGTTTTAACTGTCCTGGGCTGTCAAAATAAGTATAGGCTTGCTGGGCTGCGGCTTGAATATTAGCCCCATTGTCAGAATTTCCTTGGTAGAAAAGCCCTACATAGCCATCACCGCCAAAATACATTTCATTACTGCCTGACACTTCCCAGCAATAAGCCTCAATGCCTGTAAACCTAGCCCAAGACTTAG